GGAGATGTCCTAGGAACTTCTAATAAATGGTTTGATCCTGCAAAGGCAGAGTTTATTTTTTATGAAGACGACTACCCTAGTTACCCTGTTATAGAATATATAAACCCTAGTGCAAATCCTTATGGAGGCAACTCTTATGAGAATAGGCAAACTACTAAGTATATACCTTGTACAGATTTAATAACTATAGGAAGCCAATCTTCTATTAACGCAGTAGCATATGGAGGGGATACTTTTCCACAACTTTATAATGCACTTCTATTAGATTATAATGAAGATACTACAGCTGCCTATAATGCTAACTTACTGCCTCACAATGCAGCTGACGCTGCGGGAGTTACATTTCAAGCCGTTGTTAATGTTAAGGATTTAAACTCTACTAAAGTATATATGAGTTTGCCTGTAGAAACTTACTGCAATCTATATCATGCTAATGGTAAAACAGATGAATCAGTCCATAAAGTCCCTAAGTCTACTTATGAGGATATTCCTGAATACAATCAAGTTTACAACAGAGAGAGTACCTATGAAGTAGCGTTTCCTAAAGCTGCTAAATTCACAGGAGTGCAGAACTTTAATACTATGACTAGATACAGTGATGTTAAAATCATGAATCAAAACATAGATAACCTTTGTATATTCAGGCCTAACAACTTTAACAACGTAGACTCACAACTAGGCGCAATTAGTGCTTTCCACATATTTGGAGATAACTTATTTGTAGTGCAAGAAAGAGGAGTAGGAATATGGCTAGTAAATCCTAATGCAATAGCTGCTACTTCTACAGGACCAACTAGCTTAGGTACTGGAGGAGTTCTACATGATTATAGGATAATAAGTTCAGAATATGGTAGTACTTATTCTTTTGGTTCTATAGTAGGGTCTAGGGCAGTTTATGTTCTTGATATGAACAAGCGTAAATTCTTAGCTATAACTGGTAGTGCTAATTCTATATCAGACGTTAATGGATTGCATGCAAAGCTTATAGACTTACAAAAGACAGTAACAGATGACATGTATGGAAATGGTACAGGTGTAAGACTACATTATGATCCTATTACCTTTAACGTGTATGTGTCTATTTACTATGATGATAGTGACACAGGAAATGTAATAGACGTATCAGCACCTTTACCTAGTTAATAAGACATGGCTAATATAAATACATCAGATAATCTTACGTTCAGCTATAATGAAATGACTGCTAGTATAGTTTCTTTGCATAGTTATAAGATGCCTGTATCTTTTAACGACGGTAAAAACTTTGTAGTAGCATACTACGATAAACTGTATTTGCAAAATAGAGGGGAGTCTGGAGTATTTTTTAATCAATCTGAAACCTCTTATGTTACTTCTTTATTATCAGAAGACTCAGTAGTATCTAAGAACTTCTATGAATTTCACTATAAGCTAGAGGTCAGTACAAAGGCAGGTGTTAATATAGAAGATGTAAACTTTACAAGATACAGAGCGTATAACGAATATCAAAATACTGGGTATATAACATTGGCTAATGATACTATAAGAACTAGAAAACATTTAAGGATATTTAGAACTCAATTTGCAAGAGACATTAACTCTAGGAATGGGTTACATAGACTTTGTAATGAAAACATATACCTTACATTAGAGTATAACAACCTTAGTAATAATGGCAACTACTTAGGGTTTAAGCTGTATCCATTCTATTATACTTATCAGCCAGGAAATTTTTAACTTTGTAATATGAGCATAGGAAGTAAGTTTAGGGGATTAAAAAGAAATTTAGCTGCTACAAAGCAGGGCATGAATCAAGCAGATAAAGGCTCTAGAAAACAATACAAAAAAGATGTTGCCGCAGATGTAGGCATGGGGGCAGCAGATGCTGCTATAATGTACACTCCATATGGACAAATATATACTGCTGCTACTGGAAAAACTTTTTCAGATAGTATAGGATACGAATCTAAAACTGCTTTAGGCAATAGTATAGACGTTGCTACAGATACTGCTGCATCTACTATGGCAGTCACAGCTCCAATTGCCGCAGGAATTACGGTAGGAGTAGCCACGGGAAATCCAATGTTAGGCGTACAGACTTACCAAGGAGTAAGAGGAGCGCAAAAAATGACTGGAGCGTATGATCAAGAAGAAGGTAATAACTCTCTTATAAATATGGAACAAGCTGACCAAGCTTTGGGGTTTGTAGATGCAGGTGCGTCTATGGTAGGAGGTATGGGAAGTATGGGGGGAGGAACTCCAAAGGTAGGAGAGATAGGAAATGCAGTAGACGATTCTTCTTCTTATGGCAAAAAGGGAAACCCTTACCCCGAAGGCGAGGGTGTTACTCAAATGGCTGCGTATGGAGGATGGTTAGATAATTACACTCCTCAGCGTATGATGCAAAATGGAGGAAAGATGCCAGATATTTCTAGTGTAAAGTACTCTAATGAGTCTGATGGTGAGTTTGATCTATCACTCCTTAAAAAAGGACTTAGCCATGTAGAAAGTTCTGATGGCACTGATATGATGAACCCTGAAAGTAGCGCAACTGGAAATTATGGGCAACTCTTTAATCTAATAAAAGATATGCCTGAACTAAAAGGAGTAACTAGAGAGCAGTTTGCAGAAGACTTGGAGCTACAAGATGAAATATTCCAGATGCGATATGATGGAAGACTAGAGCCAGGTACAAGAACAGGCATTAGAGATTCTGTACAAGATCTAAGAAAAAAGTATGACAGCCAACTAAAAGCTGAAGAAATTAACGACGTAGAACTTGGGGCATTAATAAACTTCCTAGGAAGAGATGGTTCTAGACAATACTTAGGATATCATGTAAGAGATGGTAGACCTTTAGAAGACGTCTTTCCTAAAAAGTTTGGCCCAGGTGCTGAACAAGCTAACAAAACTCCAAAAGAGTATATAGAAAAATTTAGGGAAGTTTATAAAAACGGAGGTCGCATAAAGAAGAAAAGTAAATCTAGGGTTAACGAAGCAGGTAACTACACAAAACCTACTATGCGTAAGGGAATATTCCAAAGAATTAAAGCAGGTACTAAAGGAGGCAATGCAGGACAGTGGTCTGCAAGAAAAGCACAGATGTTAGCTAAGGCCTATAGAGCAGCAGGTGGAGGATACACATCATGAAAAAGTCTCAGAAGTCTTTAAGGGATTGGACTAATCAAAAGTGGAGAACCTCTGATGGCTCTCCTTCTAAAGGTAAAAAGAGATACTTACCTGATGCAGCATGGAAAGCTTTAACTCCTGGAGAAAAGGCTGCTACAAATAGAGCAAAGGCTAAAAGCAATGAGCAGTTTGTAAAACAACCAAAAAACATTGCAAAGAAGACTGCTAAGTACAGAGCAATGGGGGGTCTTATAAGTAATAAATTTCAAAACGGAGGGCAGCTTCCTAAAACGCCTTACAACATAAGGTCTACAGATATCCTACTACCAGGAGCAAAAGAACCTTCTACTGTTCTTATGGAAAGCGGAGGATACGATAATAAAGAATACGCTTACCCAACATTGTTTCCTAAGGATCCAACAAATCCAACAAACAATCCTAAAGATTGGATGCAACTATCAGGAGAAGCTGCGTTTATGGAAGCGCAAAAAAGAGGTGAACTTTGGGAATTTCCTACCGCTGAAGAAGCAGATAGTTACGCAAGAGGTAGCTGGAAAACCAAACCACAGCAAAAACAAAACGGAGGAGTACTTCCTAAATATGAAACTACTTTACCTTTAAAAGAAGAGGCCAACTTTATGCCTTGGTTAGAATCTCAGTATAAAGCAGGTAATATAACTCCAGGTGATTTTGATTTTTATAAAAAAAATAATTACGGTTATAACTACGACTTTAGAGCTGCTTATAAAGAGGGACTAAAATCTTCATTGAATAGTAAGGACAATAGGCAACACTGGGGGGATATAGGTAAAAAACCTAATCATCCTACTTTTTCTAACGAATCTAAATACCATAATGTAGATGGTAATATTGGAGGAAGTTGGGATGGAGAAAATTTTATTCCTGCACAAAAACAAAATGGAGGTACGCTCCCTTATGTTGCCCCTGATTTATTAGAAGTAGAAATTACGCCAGAAGGCACAGAGCTAAAAGATCAACCTAAAGAACTAGAAGCTTATTATAGAGATTACGCTGCACAGTATCCAGTTACAGATAAAAAAGATATTACTAAACAATATAGAGAAGGGGCGAGAAACTACGCGGCAGAACAATTACTAAAAGAAAACCCACAAGGAGATAGAAATAGAAAAGATTATTTAAAATCTTTTACAGAACAAGAACTTGCTGTATTAAAAAATTCAAAGAGTAAAGGAAAAGTTAATCCTACTCTTATGCAAAAGTTTGAAGGAGCATTAAAACAAGGGGCAGCAGCGGGAGCTCCTGGAAATCTAAGATATAAAAAAGTAGAAACTGAAAGTCTTACAGACGAGGAAATGAAAGATGTAGGAGCTTTAGATCTACTAGGGCCATTATCAATTCCTGCAAAATTAGTACAAGCAGGTTATAAAGATGGTTATAGTCTTCTTGATGCTTTAAAGGGGCAAGAAAATAATGCTTCATTTATAGAAGACATTGCAACAGACCCATTAAACTTAGTAGGACTAGGATTAGTATCTAAAGGAGCAAACGCTGCTAAATTACTTAAAGCTTATAAAAACCTTTCTAAGTTAAATAATACAAAAAGAGCTAGTACTTTACAAAATGCTTATAAATTAAACCCTTTTGCATTTAAACCTAATCCTAAATTTTATTATAGAGGTATAGGAAAAGAAGGAGCAGAAGATGCTTTAGAGTCTGGAGTATTTAGACCTAAACAAAATAAAAAGCCTAACATAAAAGGCGGATTTAATATAACAAAAGATTTTAATAAGACACAAGCAGGGACTTACTACAGTCCCAATTTTAAAACTGCAGATAACTACGGAGAAGGTTATATAGCAGAAGTACCAAAGGATGCAGGCAATTTTACAAGAAGGTATAAAGATAAAGATTGGAGTCAGCGTACACAAGATCAAATTCCTATAGATCAAGGTAGGATATTAAAAAAAGATTGGCTACTAGGATATAAAGAAGTAAAAGTAAAAGAAAAAATTCCTACTTTAAGCGATAACCCAAGTTATGTAATAAACCCAGAGCCAAGTTCTACAGAAAAACTAGCAAAAAAATCAGAGCCTTATTTAAAAAGCTCTACGCCTAAAAGAAGTAGACAAGATGAAATAATAGAAGGCTTTGCTCCTGGGTTAGAACAAAAAAGAATAGAAAAAACTACTGTTAATTTTAATCCAGATGGTTCTGAGATTAGTAAAAGTTTTAAATCAGAAATAGATTGGGCTAAATGGAATAAAGACATCCCAAATAATAAACCTTTAATCAAAGAGTATAATGCTATTGAAGAGGCTACTAAAGCTGATGGTACTTGGATGAAGAATCCTGACGGCTCTGAGTTTACAGGTACCCCAGAACAGTTTGTACAACAGCAAAGTAAAAACTTTAAAGCTGCTTTTAAAGAAGGAGAGTGGGAAAAAATGTATCACGGAAGTAAAACAGATAATTTACAAAGTCTTAATTTAAAGGCTAATAGAAGACAAGCATACGGTGAAGGCCTTTATATGACAGATGATTTAGAAGAAGCTCAGAAATATGCAGGATATTTTAAAAAAGAGCTTCCTAAAGATAAAACAGTATATGAATTAGCTGTAAATACAAAAGATGCTCAAAAATTTAATTTTAATGATAAAGACTTTTTAGCACAGTGGAATAGATCTGATCTACAAAGCAAAAAAGATCTTTTAGAGCAGTACAGACGTACATATGGAGAGGAAGCTCCTGAATGGTATTTAAAAAGTGCAGAAGAATTTGGAAATGTGGGTATTAAAGAAAATGTTCCAGATAACATGAAAGACTTATCTAAAAATATTATACTAGATGGTGGATATCAGAATAAATGGATATTAGGTAAAAGTGGAATAAAGTCTTTAAAATACAATAATGGTATGTTTGATATGACTAATCCTAATATCTATAAAGCTGTAGCACCTATAGTAGGAGCAGGCGCAGCAGGTACAGCAATGTCACAAGAAAAAGCAATGGGAGGCGCTTTAGATAAATCTGTAATGGGCTATAGAGATGACTCTCCTTATAAGAATGAACCCTACTTAGATATTAATACTCCTACAGGAGAGATAGATATGTCAGAAACTGGTGTATCTTTGTATGCGAATGGCAAATTGTTAAAACCTTATTCAGGAAAACATAAATTTAATACTAGTAAAGTTAGAGAGGTTCCTGTAAATAATTCTTGGTTAGATAAATATAAATAGTATGAAGGCGAATTTTTTAAAACTAGCAGGAGTAAAGTCAGAAGGAGAATTTTATAATAAGTATCCTACTGAGGAAGCTTTCTTTAAAGAATTTCCACAAGCTAAAGAAATGGCTTACGGAGGTAGTATGATGCGCAAGAAGCCTACAGAGTATGCTAAAGGAGGATATGACAACCCTGGATTTAAGTCGTTACCTGCAAATGTGCAAAATAAGATAATGAAAAACTCCATGAAAAACGGAGGCATGATGGCCTACCAAATGGGGGGACAGCTTACTGAATTTCAAGGAGGGGGTACTCATCAAGAAAACCCTAATGGAGGTATACCTCAAGGGCCTGATGCTAGCGTAGAAGAAGGAGAAACTAAAATGGATGCTGCTAATTATATCTTTTCAGATAGACTAACAGTACCTAAAGATTTATCTAAAGAGTTACAAATGCCTTTCTTAAAAGGTAAAACATTTGCGGCTGCATCAAAAGCTATAAAAAAGAAATACGATCCTCAAGGTAAAAAAGAAACTGACTTAATAGTACAGAACGCAATTGAGAGAGAGCTTAAGAAATTAATTGCTATGCAGGAAGTGCATAAGGCAGATCTTATAGTAGGCCATCAAAAAGAAATAGCTGATCTACAAGGAAACGCTTCTCCTACAGATCAAATGATGCCCCCTCAAAAAATGCAAATGCAAGGCGCCCCTCAAGGAATGCCACAACAAATGCAACAAATGCCCCAAGAAGGTATGCAAATGGGCTATGGAGGAATGCGTAAGCAAATGCAAACGGGAGGTTCGTATAATCCAGAAGTTGAGCAAGCACTAAGAACAGCTAAAAATAATCAAGAGTTAGTAAGTACTTTAAATCTTTATGGTTTTAACAATGCTGGGGAAGTACTTAACGCCGATGCTCCACAGGAATATAAAGACGCTTGGTTTGCTAATGAAAACTTTAGTTATAACGGTACTTCACCTAATACTACTTCAACTAATACTACTTCAACTAATACTGCTTCAACTGACAGTACTACAAATGAATTATCTCCAATACCAGAAATAGATACACCTGTGCCTGACACTACTGCAAATTCAGGCGTTGCAAATGATACTGACGTAAGTAGTGTAAATAACACCTTTATGGGAAAAGTTGGGGATATACCTATTACTTCTGCTATAACTACCACACAAGGCATTGGAACTGCAGCCTCTGGTACGGAATATAGAAGAACTTTAGAAGGTATGAAGCCTGTAGCTAAAGATCCTAGAATGTTTAACTTAGAACAAAAAGACTTAGAGTATAACCCTATAGACTCAGCTCCTTATTTAGCAATGTTAGATCAAGAGGCAGCACAAGCTCAAAATCAAATTATGGATGTAGCAGGTAAAAGTCCTGGAACTACGTTAGCTAACATTGGTAATTTAGCTGAAAGAATAGGAAGAGCTAAGGCTACAACAGAGCAAGACTTGCGCATGAGAAATGAAACACTTAAGCAAGAAACCTATGGGCTTAACTTAAGGAAAGGGATGTTTGATAAACAAATGGAAGCACAAGTAACTGACTGGAATGACCAAGACTTAAATGCATTTCAATCAGCTTTATTAAACTTTAAATCTACGCAAAGTCAAAACGTATCTACTTCCTTAACTAACCTAAGAAGAGAGCAAGCAGCAAAAGACTTAGAAAGTGGTCAAGTAGGGACTTTAGGAAGCATAAGGAAATAAAATTATGGCAATAGGTAGATTTACTAAAGATTTAAAAGGACCAGCAGTAACCCCAGAGTTAGGCTTTGAGGAAGCTATGTTTGTTCCTATGCAGCGTAAAGCAGAAAAGGATAAACTTACAGATGCGTTATTTGCTATTGACACAGGAGTATTAGCTACGGAGCAAGATAAAGCAGGTATATTAAATGATATCACTAATGATTATAATACTAGAATAGAAAATGTTACAAATAGTATAAGCGGTAACAACGCTAACCTATATGATGCCCGTAAGCAAGTCTTAGCTTTAAATAAAGATGTAGCACAAGCAAAGAATACTGGCATATACTATCAAGCTACTAAGTATTATACCGAAAGAGAAGAGGCTAAAAAGAATTACTTTGATGCTAAAAGTGGGCAAAACAGAGAGTTGTTAAATTCCAAATGGAATGAATGGCAATTAGAAGCAGAAAAAGAAGGCAAAGATGGAGCTTTTGATCCTAATACAGGGGACTTAATAACCGCACATAGTTTTCCTAGTCCTCCTATATCCAAAGATCACACTTCACATTTAGCTGATCTTGCAAGTAAGGCAGGAGTAAAAATGGAAGACCTTGCAGGGGCAGGACTTAGTGTAGAGTATACAGACGGAATAAATGACCAGGGGCAGCCTATAAGGTTACCTGTTGTAAAGTATGATCTAGGAAATACTATAAGTGATAATACTGCGGGACTTGAAAAATTTATAGAGTATATTACCGCTGAGTATCAAACTAAAGGAAATGCTTTTGGAGAAGACTGGGACTATAAAGGCAATCGTATGGAGGACATAGTTAAGTTAGCTACTAATATGGCTGGAATAGTAAGTAGTCAAAAAACAAAAAGTAATGTACAGGTAAATACTGGGGCAGCAGGTAATGCTTTAGGAGGTAAAGAAGTTGAAGAAGTTGCGGTAGAGAAAAGTCTATTACAACAAGCAGATATGTCTGGTCTCGCTAATGTCTCTTTTCTTAGCGGGGCGAGCAACATGGTTGCTAATTTAAATAAAACTCTTGGACAAGACATAGATGTTAGGGCTGGGGCTGAGTATGACCCTCAATCTCTCGTAGATGCTATTCAATTATCTCTTGATCCCATTCCTATTTTAGGTAATTCAGATAATGAAAGGTATGATCTAAGTACCAGACAAATTGGTACTTTCCAAGAGGAAGGTGAGCACAAAGGGGAATGGAAACTAAAAAGTACTTATGTTACAGAAGATAGGGGGGATGGTAAGTCTCATACTAGAGAAATAGAAAGTTATGTAAGCAATGAACAGTATGAAGCATTAAATAGATTTGCAGACCCTTCCTTGATTATGGACCAAAAGGAACTTAGCTTTATTACTAAGTATGATGAAGAAATGTTTGAGGAAGCAGTTAAGGAGTTCATAGACACTCGTAGATCTGACGTGCTTAAACAGCAGTTAAAAGAAGGATACAACGGTAGTAAGGGAGCTATACATTCTAAAAAAGAAGTAGAGGGATTAGCATTACAAAATATAATAAAAGATAATAAAAAACTAGTTCGCTTTGTAGACAAATACGAGAGAGAAGTTGGAAATAACATAGGATATACGTCAGTTGGAGTATTTCCAGTAGGAACTACTCCAGAGGATGCAAGAAGGGTTGCGGCAATAGAAAAGAAAGAAGAAAGCCTCTTATATTCTAAAAACCTAACAAATGACTCGAAAACAAAATTCAATCAAACAACTATGTTATTCCCATTATCAGATCCTAGTGGAGACCCAATTACTCCTTTAGCATTAGATGAAATGGAAGATATAACCCAGATAAACATAATAGGGGCAGTTGCCTCTGGTAATCCAAGTCAGTTAACTGAGGGCTTTTTAGTAGAAGTAAGTACAGAGGAAGGTACCCAATATTATGCAATGCCTGAATACGGATTGCAGACCAAAGGCACTACTCCAGAAAAAGAGTATAACCATAATATTACAAGGGGAGCTTTCACGGTAGCAGAAAATGTTACTACTATCCCTAATATAAACGAGGGGGCTGCAGGCACTCTTAACAATCTAGAAATAACAACAACTAGACATTCTGCAGATAACTGGGATGTTAGATGGAATATAGTAGGGCCAGATGGAACCTCTCAAATGAGTTCAGAGTTTGAAACTAATAACCCTGCATCTATTTTAACTCAAGTAGAGAACGGGGTACAAAAAAGATATACTCAAATAGCAGGTGAAGAAGAAGTAAAAAAAAAGGATAATCCGTTAACAGGAACTAAAAAAACTATTTCAAATAGTGGGGACCTTACTCTGACAACAGTAAGTAGAGAAGGAAATCTAGGGCAGGAAGCTTTAGAGAATCAACTTGAGCCTTGGGAACAAGAAGTTAGAAATAACGGAGGGGGTGTAGCTGTGCTTACTAAAAGTTTTGGTAACTTAAGACCTAATAACAGTAATCCATACAAGTCGGGAGTATATAAAACTGGTAGCAGTGGTAGCTATCAAACTTTTGACTCTTATGATAGTGGGTTAAAAGGACTTATTTGGGATGTTAAAGCAAAACAATTTAAAGGCGGTTTATCAAGTAGGGTAGTAAGCAAGGGAACTAATACTCTAGACGCTTTAAAAATATGGGCACCTTCAACAGATAACAACAACCCAGACGTTTACGCAAAAAGTGTTTTAAGTTTTATTAATGGTGAGCTAGGAACTGACTATACTACAGATTCATCTTTCTCTGAACTCCCAACAAGTCAATTAGTTGAGAGTATAATAAAACAAGAAGATATTCGCCTTTATGAAGCATTAAAATCTGATGGATTTTTTGAAGGCAGAATAGATTTATATGCTGCTAATATCAGAAGTGGTAATAGAGTATAAAATTATACTTACTAAAGAAATAGTAAATTTGTAGTACCGCCTAGTAAAGACAAAGAATAAATAAGATGCCAGAAGAAGAAGTAAAATTAGGAGACTATAGAGGATTTTTAAAAGCCCTAAGGGTAGATTCAGAAGGTAACTATGTAGAGCCTGCAGCCCCCTCGTTTACTATAGCTACAGACATGGCGCCTGCGCCAGAGGCTAAGTATGATCAAGGTCTAAATTTATTTACAGAAGATGTTGATGCTTTAAGACGAAGTAATCAATCAAGTTGGGATGTAGTAGAAAATGCATTTCAAAATGCTGGAGCTACAGCGTTAATGGAAATACCTGAGATGGTAGGGTATGTAGGAACAGGCGTTGCTAATTTATTTGGCAATGTTTGGCAAGAAGATAGTAATGGTTTTATAGATACTCAAAACTCATTATCTACTTGGGCAAGGCAGACTAAAGAGTCTATGATAGAGTCTAACCCTATCTACGCAAGAGAAGAAGATCAAAACTTTGATCCCTTTAATGCAATGTCTTGGGCAACTAATGCAGGCTCTATAGGATCTACTATTTCTTTATTAATACCAGGAATGGCTATAGGCAGAGGAGCTGGTTTTCTAGCTACTAAAGCAGCTTCAAGATTAGTAGGACTTTCTAAGATAGGTAAAGCTTCTGCTAAAGTAACGGGAGCCATAAGAACTGCAGAACAAGTAGCAGCTGCAACTAAAGCACAAATAAAAGCCACTAATATAGTAGGCAAGGCGGGTAATATTGCAGGAACGACTGCAGCCACTTTATCGTCTAGACACGCAGAGAATATGTTAGAGGGGTTTGGGACTTATGACCAATCTCTTACAGAGTCTCTAATGGAAAACTATGACATGTCTTATGATCAGGCAAAAGCAGAAAGTGCATTTTTATTAGCTAATCCTGAGTCAGCTCTTACTTCCAAGTATAAAGAAGATTATTTAAAAGCTGCAGATGCCGCTGCTAAAACTACTACTTGGAATTGGGCAGCAGGTACTATGGACTATGCTCAATATGCTATGGCATTTGGAGGGTTAAATAAACTATTTAAGGTAGGAGGAGCTGCAACAAGAGGGGCTAATAAAGCAAGTAAGTTAGCTAACTACGCTAAGAAAGGATGGAACAGTAGCAGAAAATTAGCTTTTCAAGCAGGGTCAGAGGCTCTTGAAGAAACTTATCAAGCAGTAGTAGGACAAGAAGCTTTACGAGAGGGTAAAATGTTTGAAGAAGGGTTCTCTGAAAGACTTGATGGATACTTAGCAAGTGAGGAGTTACAATCTGCTGCTATGATGGGGGCAGTAATGGGAGGAGGATTCCATACTATGGGAGCTGTCTTTAATAAAGCTTCAGGTAAAGTCAATGACAAATTATTACAGTATGAGGCTTTGTCTAAACTTAAGCAAAAAGATGGCGCACTGGGAGTGAAAAACTTTGGACTAGGCGCTATAATACAAAGAGACATTAACTTAAATGGAAATTTAAATAATGTAATAAAGTCTTTAACTAAATTCTCAAAAACCCAAGAAGAGACTACAGACGAGTTTACTCAGACTGTAGAAATGATTAATGGTTTAAATGAGCAAGTACTGCGGATGTCATCAGAGGTAGATGAGAAAGGTAACGCAGCATATACCCCTAGTCAACTAGCAGACATAGCTACTTATTCTTTTATAGCACAAAAGGCTATTCAAGATGGAAGAATAATAAATACTGAAATAGATAATACCTATCAACAATTAGAAAAAGAAGGAGGCATAACAAGTCCAGAGGTAACTAACCATAGAAATTATATAGAAAGAGAAGCTATCATACGATTTTTAGGAGCTAAAAAAGGTAAGCCTGATGCCGCAGAACAAAAGTTTTTAGATAGTTTAAAAGAAAGAAAATTACAGTTAGATGAGACTATAAAAGCAGATAACAAACCATTTAAAAAAACCCTGAAAGACGGTAGCTTATTGTCTAAACAATTTACAGCTTTAAATCAAGGGATGATTTCTGAGTCATACAGATCTAAAGTAGGTAAACTTCAAACAGCCAAAGGGTTTGAAGAAAATGAAGTAGTCAAAGCTCAATTAAGAGAGGAAGCAAAAGCTAAAGAACAAGCGGGTACAGTGGCTGGGTATAGTGATAGGACTCAAAAAGCAACTACAGTTGAAGAAGTAGAGGCTATTAAAACGGAAGAAAAAGAACAAATAGGCGGTGAACCTGAAAATACAAACCGCACTACAACAATTGCTCTTCTTACAGAAATGCCTAAGGTAAAGGCTATACTTGAAAATAAAGAATTAAGCCCAGAAGATAAAATAAAAAACCTAGCTACCTTACTACAAGGAAACGCAGCAGCTCACCATAGGGCCATACCTGAATTTGGGGACACTTTAAATATTACTCTAGACAACGATCCTCAAAAAGCAGCTGAACAACTAGTAACAAACTACAATGAACTACAAGCGCCTAATAACCCAGATCCTAGAAAAGACCTTCTTAACTCATTACTAAATCAAAAATTATCGGAAGAAGTAGGACAAGAAGTAGAAGATGCTCCAGACGTAAACACAAAAGAAACAAATACTTCTACGTTTGACTCCAATGCAGAAACAATAGAAACATCTACTGATGAATCCTTTGTAGGAAATCTACTCCACCTTGCGGGGCCAGAAGGAGAAGTAGAAAGAGGAGACGACGGAACCCCCTTAAATCATATATTTTATGATTTCCAGACTAAAGGAGACAAAAGTATAGACAAGCATCTAAATCCTAAGTTTAAGGTTAAGGGAGAAAAAGTATCCTATGTAATAGATGGTACAGATGAATATAATCAAGGCGATAGGGGCGACAGTAAGCGTACATATCGAATTGAGATGTTTGTTAACGTAAACGAGGAAGAAATATTTATAGGAGTTATACCTGAATATAGAGGTAAAGGAAAAAACCGTAAGAAAGTAGCTCCTGAACTTAGAAAGGCTATAGAATCAGAGTATGAAAACTCTGGAGCTAGAGACGCAGGAGATAGATTTACTTCTGAGAAAAAAGGACAAGTTAAAAGCAAGCTACCTGGAAGAATACTTAATTTACCTAACGGAGGATTTGCAGATTTAAATACTATTCTTGAAAAATATCCAAACGTAAAACTTATAACCACAGTAGTAACTAACGGAAATGTTAAGTTAGCAGGACTTGAAGAGGCAGGATTAATACCTGACAATCTAGTTATAAAAAATTCTGAAAATCTTGCTGCTGCTGGTAAAAATAAAGAAGGGAAAACTATTTTAAAGGGAGGGTATGTTTATGCATTAGTACCTGCTCCAGATGGTAGATATTTTCCTGTTAGATTATTTACCAAAAAAGTTGGAGAAGTTGACAGTCTAAAAAACACAGTTTCAAATTTAGTAGACGGGTTATATGATAGTAACCCAGAGGTAGCAAAAGAAGCTCTTAGTCAATTAAAGAACTTAATTCACATTAATAGGGATAAGAGTAACTTTAAAATAGAACTAGAAGAAGGCGTAGTACTAGTAAATAGCCAAGAGGCAGAACAAGAGAAGTTAAAAGAAGCTCTTTTAAGTACAGAAGAAGGAAAGGGAACAATTGCTTTTATAGATAAAGCTAAGATAAACTCTGGTAATTATAATACAGATGTAGCAGAGTATCTAGACCATAATATGGATGTATCAGTAGGAATCCATAGCCCAAGCTATAAAGTAAACGTCCAGTCCGCAGCACCTGTTACACAACCAAGTGAGCGCTCTGAGGAAACTATAGCAGACGAGACTGCAACAGGGGCTACTACAGAACAAGCTAGTAAAGAAAGTAGTAGACTACAAAAAAGAATTGATAAAGCTAAATCTGATTTTGCTTCTGCTACGGATATAGGAGGTAAGGTTAAGGCAGTCACTAACTTCCTTAACAATGCAACTGCAAGTACAGCATCTGTAAGTAAGGAAGACATGGCGTGGTATAGAGCGTCTAAGGCAGAGCTTGAAGCTGAGGGGTATGTGTTTGATGGGGAGATTGGAAGAGAAGTATCAGATAGTGAAATTATAGAGATTGGAAATAGAAGAGAAAGCGACCAAGTTCCGAAGGGTGTTATGATTATTGATAGGGTTTCAAAACCAAAGCGTTTAGTAAACGGAAAGCAGGTGGAGCGACCTATATACGATGTCATAGAGGGTACAGGAACTACGGCAGAGAGGGAAGCACTTGCCGCTGAAGTTGAGTCTATTGAAGACAGTATGACTCCTCAGAATATAAAGGAGACAAGACCAAAGTTAGCTGCTGCAAATAAAGCACTGCAAGACTATGATGCTGCAAACTTTACATCTCCGATACAAACAGAAATAAATACAAAAACAGAAGAAACTGTAGAACAAGGAGAAACCCAAGATTTAGTAAGTTTTATAAAAGGCACAACAGCAGAGGTTAAAGTTAAAGAATTAGAAACAGAGAGAGACAAAAAATTAGATAATATAGGTACTATAGACAAAGGGAGTTATTATGAAACTAGTAACGAGGGCTATTATTTTAGATTAAATCCAGATTTTTCTTTTAAAGAAGTTGGAATGTATGTTAAGGGAGATTATGTATCATATCCAGGAATGGCTGGGGCTAAATGGAAAACAGAAACAGAAAGTGTTCCTCTAAAAAGACTGGAAAAAAAGATACCAGAAATAAAAGAACAGGTTAAAAGGATTCTTGAAAGTGAAGAATCACAAAGGAAAACAATTAATGAAAAATATAAAAAATTAATAGCAGAAGCTAAAGAAGCTCAATCAACACAGCAAAGTGAAGAAGCCGCAAAAGAATTAGATAGTGCAGTCGAAGATTCAGGCGCATTAGATATAAGTGGCGATTTTAAGACTTCTGTTATATCTGAGGAAGAAGTAAACTCTGCAGAAGACGTAGAGGATGAAATAAACTTTATTTCTAATGTACTAGGAGGAGACGCTCTTGTACAAACTTATGTAGATGAAGGAGAGCTTGTAGGAGATATTCCTACAGTTGCTGGTCTTGTACAACAGGTAAAGAGTAAAGGGCAGGTATTAGAGGGCCTATTTACTGAGGCAGGTATTTACTTAAGAACTAAAGGAACTAAAGGCAGAGGATATCATGAGGCGTTTCACGCAGTATTTACTCTTGGGCTAACAAGTACACAAAGAGAACAAGTCTTAGCAGATGCTAGGAATAGATATAATGATACCACTTCTACAGATTTAGAGATAGAAGAAAAACTTGCAGAAGAGTTCAGGGTACTAATGATTTCTAATAAAGCACTATCAGGGCTAAAAGGGGCATTAAAAAGATTTATGTACGCATTAAAGGATGCTATAAATCACCTATTCAATAGAACTTCTCCTCTTAACGTAGATCGTTTATTTGGAGATATAGAAATAGGTAAGTTTAGAAACAAGATACAATTCAAGAAAGAGTTTAAAGTATTTAAACCTATGGCTTCTGAGGTAAAGTCAGAAGGTATTAGCAATGCTCATGTAAAAGAGTACAAAGATTTATACAGGCATTTAGTCAGTAGAGTATTAGCCACTGTTAAAGCACAAGACGGATACGAGGGACTAACAAGTACACAAGCTCTTAGAAAAGCTGCAACAAATAGAAGAGGGGATGTCGTTTTATTTTTAAATGATACGATATTCAATCATATGATAAAGGAAAGAAACAATTCTACCGAAGAGGCTGATAAGGTAGAAATAAACAATTTCTTACTTAATTATTTTTCTTTTGAAAAGGTAGACGGTAAACTAGTAACTTCTAAGAAAGGAAAAATGTCTGCTATGTTAGCGGACTCAATATTTTCTTTAAGAGATTATGGAATAGTAATAAATCCAAACATACAAGAGATTGTAACTCTAGAAGATAATGTAGATATAGAAGAAGCTTTTGAAGGCGCAGAAGAGGCCGAGGAAAAAGATAACTTCTTTAGAAGTAGAATGGAGGAAGACAACAGGCAAAGAATACCTAGTACTGTAAGAACAAAGCTACATACAATTCCTAAGTTAGATAAAGAAGGAAACAAAACCTATAGCCCTATTATGGGTACTGTACAATACTATGATGGAGAAGCAGTTATATCTTCATTAGAGTCAAGTATTTCTAACTCACATAGTGTTGGGCATATGATAGAGAAGCTTGAAAAACTTAACCAACCTTGGGTACCTCAGCTTTTACAATTAGCACAAGAAAAAGAAATCCAATCTACTCTTTGGACAGGCATTGGGGATAACCAATTTATAAAATATTTTGGCGTAGATAATAAAGGAAAGATATACTTAGCTAATAGAAAGACTTTAAAAACAATTGTTAGAGATACTCTTGCTTCTGCTTATACTGTAGATAGTAATCCTTACTTAAACAATGAAGCTAAAGGAAAAGAAGCGCTTGAGGAATTTACAGAAATAAGAAAAGAAATTAGGGATTTTAGTAACAATGATGCTTCAGATGAAACATTAAGTCCTATTCTAGATAAACTAGCAAATCTTTTAGAAAGATCGTTTATTCCTTTAAATAGAGAAGGGCTAGATGCACTTATGGGCTTTTCTAGTTTATTTCCTAGCCTTAAATCAAAAGCAACTAATTTTAATGAAGGAACTCTATTACAGCTTAATTCTATATACGCTGATATGAGCAATGGAAGAAATCCGTTTTCTGTATTACCTAAAATAGGAACAAGCGTTAGATCCACACTAGAAAATTTTGCTAAAGACTACGCAGAAATATCTGACCTTAAAGTACAACCTGTATTTTTTGGAGCTAATAAAAAGCCTAAGTACTCTTTAGTAGAATCAAACTACTTATCTAAACTAATAACTCTTATACAAAAAAATCCTAAAGAATTTAAAAACAATGTTAAAGGTTATTTAGCAGACATGCCTATTATGGGTGACTTAAAAGATATAGACATTTACCTGCTTGAAAATACAGCTACAGAAAAGTCAGGAAAAAGATCTTATCTGGACATATCACCCGAAGAGCTTAATAGGGCAAACATGAATGCTTTCTTTAATAATAAATTTGGGAAAAACAATATGGGGTTATTCTCTATTCCTATTCCTTCAGACAGTAAAATGTTATACTATCTCCAGTTTCCTAAGCAGACTACAGAAGGTGCAGTAACAAAATTAGCCCAAGTAGCAATTGCAGAGCAAAGAAGAATTGACGAGTTTGCACATGAAAACAACTCAGGAGTAAGAAACATATCAAACATAGAAAAAAATAGAAAAAACTTTCAATACTTCCCTTTCTTAAATAACGTAAAGTTTAAAATAACTAAAGAAAATGAAGGGCAAATTAAAGATGCTATAAGAAATTATCTAGAAGAAGAATATGAAACTTTTGTATCTAAGTTAAAAGAATTTGGGCAAACAGATAGAATCTCCGACGGAAGAGAAGTATGGGAAAGTAGAAAGGAAGGACTAACTCTAAAAAGTTTTACGGAATTTGCAAATAGTAATACAGGAGGATTAATAAAGTTAGCCAATGGAGAGTCTATTAGGATATTAAATGGGAAGGGCGATTTAGAACTTACAGGACAAGAAGTAAAGAAATTTAATATTTCTGGGTTCACTGATTTAGGAAGTCTAAAGGACAGTAAGTTCATACCTTCAGGAGAAAAAGAAGCTGCTAAAAACTATTTCTACAACGCCTTTTATCACAACACTCAAATAACAGAGTTAGTACATAAATCGCCTGCTTACTACAAAGGAGTTGCAGATTTTTTCAAAAGAGTAAAACAAGGCAACACTAATGGTACTTCTCCTGCAGAATCTATAACTGCAAAAGTTAAAGTAAAAGCAGATGTCTTAGCAGAAAATAGTAGTGAAGAAAAAGTTGCTCTCAAAAAGGCAGGAAAAAAAGACAAGACTACACAAGATCTTATAGAAAAAGCTGAGAATAATACTACAGATGGAGCGACCTTTATTTCTATGGCTAAGTACAAGGAGTATATGGAGGCCATACAACAGTGGGATGCGGATAAAGAAGTTGCTTATGGTAAATATCTTAAAGCTGCCAAAAATTGGAAACCAGGCACTGCATTTAAAAATCCATTAACTGCAAAAGAAAATCAAGATTTATTTAAAGGGTTTAAGCCTTTTATGTTTACAGAAAGAGAAGTTAAGAATGATGACGGAATATCTATAGGTACATCATCTCCCGTACAACTTAAAAACTCTATACAAGTACTTACTCCTGAGCTAGTAGTTCTAGGAGGCAATGCTGGTAATCTAGCAGAAGCATACAATGAAATGTATGTAAATGAAGAAAAAGCAGATTTAATAGCTTTCTCAAGTGCCGTTAAAGTAGGAAATCCTGGAGTTGACCAGATTATGGAGGTTAATCTAAAGGATATGCTACTTGCTCAAAACACTCCATCACACTGGTATGAGCATGTCGCAAGAATAGGTTCTCAGATGAGAGTTCATCAGATGAACAATATAGCCCTTGAAGCTAACTATAATTTAAAAGGAGAAAATGTAAAAGGAGCTGACTTATTAGTTTTATTAAATAAACTTACAGAGGCTAACCTTAAAGAAGATAATGAAAGACTAACAAGCATAATAAATAATTCTGAAGAAGACTATCAAGTACTTAGACAAGAGATTGTAAAAGTATTAACTAACAGGGGGGCTCCTACAGCTATTATTAATAGTATAAATGATAGTATAGAGGTTTCTGATAAAGAAATAATACCTAAGCTATATTCTAGTTATGGATCTAAAGAGGCAGAGTCTGTAGTAGCAGCGTTATTTAAGAGTAGGGTATTTAAGCAAAAGTTGCCAGGAGGCCAGTTTGTAAACTTTACTTCTTATGGTTTATCAGATAACTTAGAATATAAAGTTGATGAGACGGCTAATAAGCTAACAATGGAAGCCTATCTTCCTGCTTGGTCAAAAGACTTACTAGATCTCCCTGTAAAAGAAGATGGAACTGTAGATATGAGTAAGGTAGATCCTGAAGTATTGGAGTTAGTAGGATTCCGTACTCCTACAGAATCTAAATACTCCATAGTTGCTATAGAGGTCAAAGGATTTCTTCCAGCCAACTTAGGAGGAAATATTGTTTTACCTAAAGGGATTACTAGTAGAACAGGTCTTGACTTTGACATTGATAAAATGTTTGTCTTTACTCCTCATAACACTACACAAAAAGAAATAGATAAGGTCGTAGTAGACGAGTCTTTTGAAGTAGATAAAGGGCCAAATCAATCTAGAAAAGCAAGAGAAAATGGATTGATTTCTATATACTATGCAATTTCTTCTAATTTAAAAAGTCATGGTGAAGAGTCCATAGGGCCTGGACATTTTGAAAATTTAAAGGAAGCTGCCTACACTGCATACCTAAAAAATAATGTAAGCGATCATAAAGCTAAAAGTGCAGGGGAGCTATCTGGTATGTCTATAAAAGAAAAAGGAGAGATTATAGAAGAAGAAGAAGCTAAAAAATATAACATAGCAAATCCTAGTACTCAGTTAGAGTTTTATAATAGAATTCAATCAGGAGGTAACCTAATTGGAGTTTTAGTAAATCATTTAATAAACAATATAAAATCCAAATCTACTTCACTAGAGCTTAAGGATCCTATAACTATTAATGGGCAAGAGTATAAGTCTCTTAGTAGCAATAACATGGATATAGATTATAGGCTACAAGAATTTGCTACTGCTATTGTAGACAATACTAAAGATCCTTTAGCTGCATTTATTAACTTAAATATAAATACTGCAGATGCTTACATGGCAGCTATAAGACTAGGACTTCCTATAGACTACACTGTTGCATTATTTTCTACTCCTTTAGCAATAAAGTTATATAATTCTAGTAAAACGACAGGTAAACCCTTTTTAGTAGAAGCTCAAAAAGCACTTACTGAGCTACAAGGCGAGAGAAAAGAAGGATCAGAATCTTCTGGAGGCTATACTAACCTAAATTTAGAGGATTTATTTGATAGTACACGTCAAGGTGGGTTTACGTTTAAAAATAACACAAGTATAGAAAAAGAAGAACTTTTAAATACTTTTATTAAGTTATCTGAAGTTGGAGCAGATCTTTCTACAGTAATAAGAGGTACTAAGTTAGATGCCTCAGCTGCTTCTACAAGTGCTGCAGGGGTAATGCTTCAAAACAAAATGGTAGAGAAAGTAACAGAAGACAACTTTACTTCAATACAAGGCACTGGAAAATTCTTTAGTGAAGATGGTATTCTTAAAATGTATAAAGAAAATGCTCATGATCCTGTAAGAGAGGCCTACGCAAAGTTTTTCCCTTACTTTAATGAATCATTTGAAGGACTAGTAACAAAGTTTTTAGAAACAGTGCCTGCTGATGCATTTTTAAATGATAGGGTTATCTCAAATATGTTTAAGCATGCTGAGACTTATCATATAGCTAATCATGATGGGCTAGCAAGATTTTCTACTGAAGTAGTTATGAAAAGCGTTCATAAAGCTTTTATAGAATTTAAAAGAGACTACGCTGCGTCTTACCCTACTTTGATTAGCGCCTTAAGGTTAGAAACTCAGAAAGTTGATCCTAGTTTAGAAGAAGACAGGATTGTAGTAAATAGAAGTGCAATTAGCAAAGACCAAATAAACCTTGCCCACGAAGAGTGGAAAGCGATGATGAGTAACGAAGAGAATGCAGGCTTTGCCCGTAATCTTTTAGCTTATGCCTTAAAGACTACAGGATATACTCCTAGTCCTTTTAGCATTATAAATTTAATTCACCCTGATGCTTTTAATGAAACTTTTGGATCTGAACAAAGTATAGAAGGAAGATTAGAATCTCTTTTAAATAATGTAGATGTACCGTTCGATAACTTTATGTCTTTCTATGTAAGGAACGTATTTAAAGAAGACAACAGCTTCTTACTAAAAGCAGACGAGGCTGCCAAAGAAGAAGATGGAACATTGGTTATAAAAAAAGTAAATGGGGAAGTTCCTTCTTATTATAAAAATACTATAGGAAACGCTGTAGACTTTTTAATAAAAAGAGATAAAGAAGGAGATAGGCTGTTTGCTTTAGATGAGGGGGAGGATAATAAGATAACTTATATAGAAGTGTCCTCTTTAGGAACTAAGTTCTACAGACAAGACTATACCCCTGCAGAAGAATCGCTTGAACTTCCTGAAGGTAAAAGAAAACTTACAGAGGAGCCTCTTAATAAGTTTGAACCGCTTATAGGAACTACTGAAAAAGGTGAGCCTTCCGCAGAAGATATAGGAACCCCCTTTGAATTCCCAGTACAAGAAAATACAGTTGCTAAAAAGACTACCTTTGAAGAATACTTTAAAGCAGTTGAGTCAAGTACTACAAAGGCTCAAGCTTTTAGTCGGGAAGAGTGGAATAAACTACCTCTTGAAGAGCAAAAAGCTGTTATGGATGATATAAAAAAATGCGATGGCTAAGAAAGGATGCATAAATAAAAGTAGTGTTGAGTTTAGAAACCTACTAAGAAACTTTAATGGCTCTGCTACTGTATTACAACATAGAATAGTTGCATGGCAGTCTAGGAATAAAAAGTCTATAGAAGATCTTCCTACTGTAGCTGAGGTTTTAATAGGGGTTACAGATCCTTTTAAAATAATTAATACTGCAAATACTACAAACGATCAGTTGTCATCTGATGATGTAAAAAAACTATTAATCCAAAGAAATAAAACCTTAAGGTATAATGCAGTTAGGTTTGCTACTGGAAAAGATGGTATTAAGAGATTATACATTACTAAAAACCCTAATTCATATACAGATACTCTTAATGCTTTAAATGCACTAAAAAGAAAGTATAATAATTTAGACGGAGTTGAAATACATAAAGCTCCAAAGGCAGACCCTAAGACAAATAGACCTGTATACTATATAAAGTTCCCTGATAAGTTTGAGCAGACTAAGTTATTCTTTAATGTTACAGGGACTCAGGTAAAGTCTATGCTCTCTATGAGCGACATAAAAAATAGTCTTCAGTTTGAAGGGACTATGATAGAGTTCTTAGATGAGATACCTTCTACTAGGGGCATTAAGGTAGCAATGCGTAATGTAAATAAAGGGGAGAAAATTCAAGTAGTGGCTGCCCAAATGAGAAAGAAGTATGAGGATAAATCTTGGACTACCCCTGCACCTTTAGCAGATGGCAGTAGAGCAGTCGCATTACCAGAAGATATATTTAAATCATTTGAAGAGTTCTTGACTTTTGCTTTACTACATGAAAAAGCCCATGAATCTTTAGATAAGGCTAATGATGAAACTACTGGAGCTTATGAGACTAGAGTAACAAAAGAGGCTCTTAGCAGGCTTCAAGGTATAAGAGTGGCAGAAAGGGCAAGAGAAGCGGCAAACGCCCCTAAGATGACTTTAAAAAAGGCAGAGCAGCTTCAAGAGATTCTTACACAATTTGCAGAAATAAATGGCATAAGAGTAGAAGGATTATCAGAAGTAATAAACGTACTCAAGAAACAAGGACGAATTAAAAGTGATGCTGCAGGTGTAGCAGGTGTAGCAGACGCCATGAATAAGATAGTGGGCATTGACTCCTCTATGACATTACCTGAGCAAGTAGAAGTATTAGGGGAAGAAATAGGACACATTGCTATTGCAATGCTAGGACTAAATCACGAGTTAGTTGCCCCCTTACTAAAAGTAATAGAAGAAACAGAGGAATACAAGCAAGACTACGCTACTTACTTTGAAGCATATAAAAGAGAACTAGGGCTAGATGACTCAGAGGCTGATGCTCATTCTAAGATAGAAATATTAGGTAAGATTCTCACTAAAGAATTACTTAAAGATCCTTCTAATGCGCCAAGTAGTACTAGATCTTTAATAATGAGGATATGGGATAAGATTACTGCGCTGTTTGGAACTCCTAATTCTTTCTACTTACAGAGTAGAGTAAGAGAAACAATGGGGGCACTGGCCACTAAGATAAGATCAGGGGAACGATTAGAAGAAGTTAGCGATCCATATAATAATCCTTCAAGTGTGTTTTTTAATTTAGAGAAAGCTAGCCTTGAGGCTTTTAAAGAAAAACTAGGAGACGATATCATTGCGGACCTTAACAATCAAGTTAGAGTAATAAATGAAAGTATAGGAAGAGGCGCTAAGACTGATTTACAAGGAAGACGATTAGAGCAAAAAAGAGATGAAATAATAAAAAACCTTGCTGATAAACAGACTGCAAAAGGACTGTTAAATTACATGCAATATTTAGATGGAGTAATAGAGGAGTTTAGTAAAGACTCTGAGTCTATGAAATCAAATGGCGGCAGTTTAGATATTGATAAAATTAACACAGGAGTTAAGTTTCTTGGCGCTCACGAAGACATGATTGCTGAGTTAGGACTTAACCTACAGAGAATAGTAGGCAGTGAAGAAACTAATTTATCAGAGGAAGAACTCGCTGAATTAAATAGTCTTATAACTAATGCAACTAGGTCTATAGGGAATTTATCTAATATATATAAAGACTTAGATTTACATGCATATGATCAAATACTTAGTAGTGAACTAGAGTATTATGAACCAGGAGATATAGTAAAAATTTTAAAAGCAGAAGCTGGAACAGATTTACTTAGCTACACTAGCGCTATAAGGAGTCTTAGAAAAACCGATAATAAATTATTATTAGCAGCTTATAAAATACTTAAAAGAACTGATAATGAAAAGAACAGTGTAGGAGAAGAGGTAGAAGCTAAACTTCAAAGACTTTACGAAGAATCAGAAAGAGCAGGTTTTAATTTTGACAGTATGTTTGAAAAAGATTCTAAAGGAAATCTTACAGGTAATGTTGTATCTAAGTATAATCAAGGAAAACTTCAACAAGCCCGCGAAGAGGTATTAGAATCTTTAGTAAAAACGTTCGCTTCTGATGGAATTACTGATTACAACGATCTTAGACTTAAAATTGAACTAATTAAAGAAAAAGAAGAATCTGAACAATCTAATGAAGAAAAGGCTATGCTTAATAAGTATAGCAAAGTTTGGAGAGACTTTAGTAAAAAGTACTATGATACTAGTGGATATAAAACTATAAGAAACTTAAGTAAAGAAGAAATAGAGACTTTAGAAAGAACCTATGTAGGTACTACAATTACTAAGTCTAATAGTAAAAATTTTAAAGTAGGAGACAAAGTAAATTTTTATACTGAAAAAAATTACCCTTCTAGAAAATTTGGAAAAGTTGTAGAAGTAGGAGAAAAGGAAGGATCTCAAACTAAGTATAAGATTGAGATAATAGATAACACAGAAGAGGGACTAAGTGATATCCTACTAAACAAAACTTACAATAGCATAAAAGATAACGCTTATTATAAGGAGTACATAAATACTATGGCTACTTATAAAGAGAATCTTCCTTTCAGACAAAGAACAGGAGATAAAAAGTTTATGATGCCCCAAGTAGGAGCTTCAAAAGCAGAGTTAGTGAGGGATGGTAGGTACAATAGCTTGAAGGAAAAAGCAAAGCAAGGTGTTTTAAGATACGGGGATGATGATACCTATGGCGCAGAGGCTACTAATTACAGAGGCACAAAAAATAAGTTTATACCTGTATACTACACTAATAAAATAGATCCTAAAATACTGAGTAAGGACTTGACTGCAAGTATGATAAAGTTTGCAAAAATGTCTACTGGGTACAAGGAATCAGTAAACTCTCGTCCAGAGCTAGAAGCATTACAAAGAGCAGTAGCTAGACAAGAATTTAAAACTAAGAAAGGAAATAAATCAGATGTAACTGGAGAGGCTACTGAAACTTATGCGCTGTTAGAAAACTTCTTAGATATTTACTTATTTGGGGAGTCTGAAAAATCAATGAGTGTAAAGATTGCAGGAAAAGAAGTACAAGTTGATAAAATCTTAAAGGGTTTATACAGTTTTATTCTAAAAAGTAATCTTGCATTTGGTGTACCCATTGCACTAGCTGGTTTTATAAAAGGTAACATAGATCAGGCAATAGAGCGCATAGGAGGTAGGCTAATAGCAAAAGACTCTATAGGATATTCTCAGGCAGAAGCAGTAAAGAATTTACCAGGCATTATGAATGATGTAGGGAAGAGGCTTAAAACAAATAAGCTTTCCCTTGTAATGAAGTATGTGGGAACTGGGTTTGATAATGAGGCTGAATTATTAAGGTTTAAAGCAAAAGGAGCAAGGATAACCTTAGATGATTTGGCGTATGCTCCTTACTCAGTTTTAGACGGCACTCGTCAAGCTACCTTAACAATAGCAATAGCTGATAACTTAAGATATATTGATGGCAAGCTTTACTTGAAAGAAGAATACCTAGCGCAAAAAGGAGCTACTGAAGCAATATGGAAAGCTAATAGAACCAACTCTTTATATAATAAGATAAAAATCAAAGACGGAGTTGTATCAGGAGTAGATAAAAAAGATCTATTTAGATTTAGAGATATAGTAGCAGAGCTTTCTCCTAGATTAAAAGGAGAACAAGGTAGTTTAGATAGAAATACCTTTAATCGTAATGCTTTGTCTCGTTTTGGAGGTATGCACAGAGGATGGTTAATTAATGGAATAGAGTATAGATTTCACAGAAGGGGTATATCCCCTTTAACTGGATTAACAGAAGAAGGTACTTACAGGACTATTGGAAGCCTGCTTACAGATAAAGCATTAAAATCGGCAATTAAGGCAGCTGCACAAGGAAATCCTGCTCTGATAAAGGCATTTTGGGGAAAGCTAAAAGACTATCAAAAGATTAATATTTTAAGGGTATCAGCAGACCTTGGTGTATTAAGTGTATTAAGTATACTAGGAGCTGCAGTAAATGCAATAGCCTCAGAAGATGATGATGATATGTGGTGGTTACAGTACAGCGCCTATCAAACTTCAAGGGTATTACTAGAGCAAAGAGCTTTCTGGTCTCCTTTTACATTACTGGAAGTACTTAAATCTCCTGCCGCAGGTATTAATGTTGTAGAATCATTTTCAGATTTACAATGGATGCTTAATTGGGATGACTTAGAGAGAGGTCAATATAAAGGAATGACTAGATTCGAGAAACAATTAATACGCTCAGTATATGCTAAAAACTTATATGAGCTAGGTTCCCCCCAAATAAAGAATAGTTACTTAGAATCTATGGTACTTGAAAAAGGCCTTAATCCTATTTACGGAATCTCTTCTTCCTTATTTTCAGAGGACTAAAGATAAAAACTTCAAAGGTTAAAAAGGGGGGTCAAAGCCCCTCTTTCTTTTCTTTTGGTTTGGTCTTCTTTTTTTCAAGAAGAATACTAAGCGATTCTAAGGTTTTAAATACCTTAGGTTTTTTATCAGCTTGTTTATGCATGATTAGTAAATACTATTTCTTTTTCTTAGGAGCAGTATGAGTATACCCTTTTTTCTTCATTCGATCATGATCTGCTGGCTTTTCTGCTTTATAGCCTTTGCCTGTCTTAGGATCGTACATCATGTGTTTCTTAAATGCTTTCATAATTTATTGTGTTGACTTTTATAAAATTCAAGTAGTTCTTCTACGCTTACCGTTTTATTTCCGTAAAAAGATCTCCAAACTTGTATAGCTTGAGTATACTCTTCATATTCATCTGGGCTCATTGATTAATTATTAGAATTTTCTACTGTAATACAGATGTCTATAAAAGGAAAATATATAACATACTGAGTAAATGATTTCTGGATATAAGTTCTTACTCCAATCAATACTCCAGGATAAAATCCTATTTCTACTAAAAAATTAGGCATAGCTATCAAATATACACACTATTTTATTTTGGCTGCTATTAACTTATCCTCTTTATAATAAACAGAGTTTCTAATAAGACAGTCTACATGTACAGGAGCTCCTGTGGCTATATTGTCCTCTGTAGTATCTGCAAGCATAACTAACGCAGCGTCTTCTTCTAATCTAGTATTACAAAGAGGGCAGTCTTCCATTCTACTAGAGAATTTAAAAATAGCTCTTTTATTGTCCATAATACCTGCAGGCTTAGTATACCCTTTTCTTTCTATCTCTATATCTATAATACCTACATCCGTCACATTTATATTAGGATATTTTATTATTAAATCTGAGATAACAGTATCAGGACTCACAAATATAGGAGTGTCTGATATGACTACTTGAGATTCCTTTTCGTTTCCAATTATATTAATGTACTCTTTAGTCCGAGTATTAATTAACGTAGTAAATTTTGCCATCTTTTAATTATTTTCTAGTATGTCTTCAATCTCTTCTTTTATATCTGTAGCCAAGTTTATAAATTTATCTACAATAATATCTATAGAAGGATCTTTATTTAATTCCGTCTTATCAAAATGCTTAAACATTTGATTTAAAGCTTTTTCTGAGTTATTTAATATATACTTGTTCGTGTAACTAGTATCTTCTTTATAGCAATGAGTTAATTCACGGATTGCTGTCATTATACCTATTATTACAATAAGCTCTGACTGTTGCTTTGGTAATTCACTCTTCATAATAAAATATCATATAAAGTAAAATTATAAAAAAGATAAATAAGAATAACACTACTAGAGTCATTCCTCCTACTGCTATAAGCTCAATCATCTAATATATCAATTAGTCGTTTTGATATCTTTCGTTTAAGACACTCTAAGTACACCATCATGTCTGCTAGTTCTTCCTGGGCGTGTTCTATCCACTCTTCCGCAGTCAAGTCAGCCTCATCAACGTACACACCATACTTGGATAAACCTTTGTCTTGTTGGGCATCTATGATATCTTTTACTTTGTCCTTTACTTTCATATTTTCTTGACGTATTTTAAAGCATCTTTAGGAATATTATTTGTGTTAGTATAGTACCCATATTTTTTCCAGCAATTCTTAATTTTATATGTGTTAATCAGCATATTATAAACATAGTCATGTTCGTAAGTATACTTCCCATCGTCAAAAGTAACTATGTATAATAATTTCTTACCATAGTCTTTCTTTGCTATCCTGAAGTAATTTATGGTTCTAATATCATCTGCATATCCTTCCCCTGAAAGTAAAGTATATGCTTTACTTAGTAACTCTTTAAAGAGTGTAAATATATTTTTCATAATTTTTTATTCTCTGTTGTATTTAAAGTACTTCGCAAAAGTGTCATAACAGACAACACTGTCTATTGGTATTTGAATATGGTATGTACTGTCGTCAGTTATTACTTTGTATTCTTTAAGACCTAATGATTCTAATTTTTTTGCTCGTTCTAATTCTATTTCTTCTTGAGTTTGATAAACCAATTGTGATGTGGTGCAGCTAGCCAATAAACCTACTACTAATAAGCTGATTACTTTCATATGATTTCTTTATTTTTAACAATTTTAAAAACTTCGTGCCTGACTTTAGTTTGTGCCCCAGCATCAAGGTCATTGAACTCTTTAGAACGAGTTAAATGTATTCCATGCTTTAAGGCTAGCTTTGCAGCAATTCGTCTGTATTTAGGAGCATTCATCTTGAGTCTCCACTTCCTTTTATGACATTTCTATTTTTACGATCTTCTAGTTTGTCTATATTTTTCTGAGCAACGTCTTCAAGATTTACATTTAAGTCTCTGCACAATGCTGCCATGTACCACAAAACATCTCCTACTTCGTCGGCAATCTTAGAAACCTGATCATCTGTAAACAGCCCATCGTTGTCTCTTAATACCTTTTTTACTTTTCCTAAAACCTCACCTGCTTCATTACCTAGTCCTAGTGCAGGGTAAGTAACCTTATGAGCTTGATGATATATAGCAGTTGTTACTGCCTTTTTTTGATATTCATTAAAATCCATTTTAAAATATATTTACGTTTAGTTTATTTTCCCAATACTCACTGACTGCCTCTAAGAAGGTTTCCCATTCTTGATTAGTAAGGTCTTTAGTGGTTTGGGTATTTGCTTGTTGTTTATTAAGTAGGTGTATTTCTTGTTTGGTAAAATACTCTCCTGACATTTGCAACACAATAGTTGCCAGCATATCACATGAAGCAAAATAGAATCCTCTATAATTAACTTCATCTACTACTTCTTTACCTAGGTTAATGTCTTTCCTGCTCTCATATTTTTCTCTGGAGCCATGATCATATTCTGTATGACATTGCCAACAAAGTAATTGAATATTTTCTTTGTCTAGCCTTAATTCAGGATGGGCTCCTTTGCCTTTTATATGAGAAAAGAAAAACACTTTAGCCTCTTCCCCTAAGGGAACTTTACAATTAGTGCATATATGGGGACGTTCTCCCCATATAGCTCTAAATAATTCTGCTTCTCCCGTAGGAGTTCTTCTTTTTGTTTTCATAGTTAAGAGCACCCAGATGCTCCGCAGTCCTTGCAATTATAGCAACCCTCTTCAAATACTACATTAGAAGATCCGCATTCGCTGCAGGTAACTTCTTTATTTAGTAAGGCAGGATCAGCATATTTTTTAAGGATTCTGGCTATTGCTTTACCAAAAGAAGTAATATCTCCAAAAGACTTGTTAAGCTGCTCTACTATAAAAGTAATATCAGCCCCATGTCTTAATGCAGTAGATACCATTCTAGTTAAAGCATCTTCCTCAGCGGTCATCTTAGATGTTATGTTTTCTAAAATTAATTCTTCTCCTTGTACTAAATTATAATGCCCCCTACTAACTTTACATAGTTCACCCTTTTCTTTATTAGTAAAGTGTTCTATAGCAAAGACCTCGTAAGGAATACTATTATAAAGTCCTACAATTACATTCCATTTCTTGCCTTTACTAGTAGTAGTATAAATATCTACAGGCAAACACTTAGGACGTTTAAGAGCATCACTATACTTAAATGATTCAGGAGAAGAGTCGCTAGATACTAACACTCCACTTCTAGATCCATCTCTATACACAGTGATACCTTTTAAGCCTTTATTCCATGACTCCAAGTAGATCTTAGATACCTCTTCTTCTTTTACATCATTAGGTAAATTAATAGTAGAAGAAATACTATGAGTAATATACTTCTGTATAAGACCTTGAATCTCTACTCTCTTAATCCAATCAATATCATTAGCTGTAGCTTTATACCAAGGAGATTTTTCAAATAACTCTTTAAGTTCATCTTCTGAATAGTCATCAATTCTTTTAGTCGTTGAGTTGCCTCCATTAATTCTAATCCACTCTTTAAACTTAGGATGTAAAACTGGGAACTCTTGCCAAGTATCTCCATTTTGATCAGTAAAATCTACTCGTGAATCTTCATCATTAGGATTAACTTTCTTACGTCGCATATAATACGCCATAAATAAAGGTTCGAGTCCTGAAGTAGTTTGGGTCATTAAAGATACTGTGCCTGTAGGGGCAACGGTAGACCAAGATACATTTCTCCTACCAACCTCTAGCATGGTTACCCATTCTACAGGGAACTCAGTACGAATAGTATGATAAAAACTATTAGGATCTTCTGAGGCTTCTTTCTCCTTTAAAGAGCTCCAACCTTCGAATGGTCCATTAGCTTTTGCTAAATCTATAGAAGCATTTAATTCTGCTCTAAATTTAATACGCATAACTCGTTCGATAACTTTCATTGCCTCAGGAGAATCATACTTTAACCCTAAGGCTGCAATCATATCTCCTAGTGCAGTAAACCCAGTACCTGTTCTTCTAGAATTTTGTGCAGTCTCTAAAACTTTTCTCCAAAGAGTATACTCAGTGATCTTAACTTCTTCTGGCTCTGGGTCTTTTTCTATTTTATCTAAGATTTTTATGATTTTAGATACTTCTAGATCCACTACAGTGTCTGCTAGCATTTGCATTCTATACGCAACATCGTATAATAAGTCATAATTAATCTCAGAGTATATAGTAAAAGGCTGTTCCACCATAGAAAATAAATTCATGCAGATTAATCTACATGCATCATATGGTTGCATAGCTATTTCGCTACAAGGATTAGTAGTAATTTGTCTATACTGATCATATATACCATCAGGAGAGTAATTAACCATAGAATCCCAAAACATTAATCCTGGCTCTGCTACATTATGTGCAGACTTTATAATTTCATCCCAGTATTGTTTGGCTTTAATTCTTCTGATATGTACGATGCCCTCATCTGTATTGACTTCAAGTAATTTATCGTAATCAACTACATAGTTAGGAACTTCAGCGTCACAAGGAAATCGTAAGATATAATCTTTATCCCCTTCGACTGCTTTCATAAACTCATCATTAAGTTTAACAGAAATGTTTGCACCCGTTACTTGGGTCAAGTCTCTTTTAATCTTAATAAAGTCTAATACATCAGGGTGATTAATATCCATAGATATCATTAGTGCTCCTCTACGTCCATTTTGTGCTACTTCTCTAGTTGTGTTAGAAAATCTATGCATAAAACTAACAGCTCCTGTAGAGGATCCTGCTGCATTTTTTACAGGGGTAGTATCAGGCCTCAATGTAGAGAGATCAATCCCTACTCCACCTCTACGCTTCATTAACTGTACTAATTCTTGATCTTTTTGCAGTATACCCGCATAAGAATCATAAGGAGTTCCTACTACAAAACAATTACTTAAACTACCAGTAGAATAAGGATGTCCTAGTTGACTCATTATAGAGCCTTGAGGTATTATATATTCAAAATCCCTAAATAAAATGTACACAGACTCTTCGTCAGGAAACATCTTACTCTTCAAAGGACATTCTTTTATTGACCCATAAAATTCTTTAGCAAGTCTTCTATGCATCTTATCAGGGGTATCTTCTTCATACTCTCCTTTCGGATTTTTAACTGCGTATTTATTTAAAAATACAGAGGCCGCAAGTTCCTCTCCGCCATAATATTTTTTGGCAGCTTTTAGTGCTTCTAGATAATTCATATTAATATTTAAAAAGGGGAAACAAAGATAAAAAAGGGGAAGACTTTACTCCCCCTTTCTTTTTATTTATTACAAAGTACAATCCTATCTTCAAGAATAGACGCCTGGTCTTGATTTCCTAAAGTAGGTAAGTCCTCAAGTTTACTATTAAGCTCTTCCAATTGAAGCTCAGAATAGTCATCTTCAAAGTATTTAGTCTCTATCTCTGAGATCTTATTGTCCTTAAATTCACAGATAGCATAAGGAAGATACTCACAGCATCTTAGTTTTTGCCATGCATAATCAAAAGGAACTGCTACTACATTCATAGGGTTTACTAGACAGGCTAGTATAATACTATTACTGCCCCCAAACTTAGAAACGTATGCAGGTGCGCCTACATGTAGTCCGCTAGAACAGCTAACAGTTTCGTCATTGTCACACTTATCTCTATCTAGTTGGCTAGGAGTACCTAGTTTAATAGAAGATCTTCTAGTATGCCAATCAGTAAAATCATTTTCGTCTTTATTAAATAATTCATTTACTTTAGGAAATAACTCTTCCGCATTACCAAGGTAATTAGGAGTAAGATCTTTTTCTTCTTCCTTATAATAACAACCATCATCTTCAATAAGATTGTCTCTATCCTCTTCACTCATTAAAGCATAGTCATAAGGAGATACTTCAGTGTTATTTGTAGTCACATACATCTCTTTTAAGTACTCTGAGACATCGTCCACAGTAGAACTATCCAAGGTCAGATAAGAATCCACTACAGGGTCTACGCTGCCGTCTTCTAGTATGGCAATGTTTTGGTAAATCAATACATCTTTAGGGTCTTGATTGTTAGCTTTCTTAGAAATGTAAGCATGGCAAATTGTTTCTGCGAATACTTTTTCTTTCTGTCCTGCCCACGCTACGCTTTTGTAGCCAATAAAGTAACCCATATCAGTAATAGGCATATTGAAAGTCTCCATAAAACGAAACAAAGATTCTCTAACATGCTCATCAGGATTAAGACAAAGCCACTTAAAGAAGTTTACCAAGTTATGTACAGGCAATCCTTCTTCTAGTTGATCTTTAATTCTAATCATTAAAGCAGTAGGCAAAGGGTAGTTAACTCCTTTAATGAAATAATCTCCGTTTTTATTTTTCTCAAGTAAATCTATTACTTGTTGCTTATATTTAGGAGAAAACCTATGAGTTAACTCTTTTACAGCTTCATCTGTAGAATCTGCCTTAACAGACATTATATGCTTAAAGTCTTCTCTTGCATCTTCTATGCTGTCGTATACATGAGAGAAGTGTTCGCCATTAATAAATAAAGAAATAGAGTCATCTGCTCTATGTGCTATAATAGTGTTTTTCATCATTTTTTATGATTAATTAATTTGTATAAAATTTTGTTAGTCGGATAGATTGCATCATATACTTGACACAATTCTTCGGTTACGTTTTTAAGAATTTTAATAATATCGTAAGACTGATTGCTATGAATAAAAATACACTCATATTCATCTAAGCTTATAGTCCCAGGTATATCAAGGTTACTCAAGATATAGTCATATTTATTTAAATTTTTACAACGATATTGATCTAATATTTTTAGATTTTTACCTAAAGTATTTATGCTATTTTTAAAATGATTATTATAAAAATGATATTGATCAGTACTATATAAAGTGCGAACCTTATCTATTACATATGCATTAATAAACTTTTTCTGTAAATAATTATTAATGTCTTCTATATAAATAAATTTAGGATTATTATCAAAATAGTGTAAGTTATCTATAGAACAAACATATACATCGCATTTTATTTCTATTCTTTTAAAAAGATACTGTACTTTATCTAAAGCAGCTCTATTATCTTGAGTCCCATATACTACTAAGTTATTCTTACTTCTAAGTTCTTGTATACTTAGCTTTAGTCTATTACCATAGCGGGTGTCAATAACATTAATTTTAGTATTATCTATGGCCTTTTTTACATTAGCATGAGTTTGCTTATATTTAATTAACCAATCTTCTGGGATCTCTATATCACTTAAAACAGTTAGCTTTTTATTTAAAAGAGCCAATACTTCATTAAATATTTCAGGGTTTGGGTGTTCAACACTCCTATGTGATCCATCTTTATTATTAACTTCAGCACAGATTATTGTATACTCTGTTTTATCATAAGTACTATCATTTTCTGCAAGACCATTATTAGCTAAGTACAAAAGTTTATTTCTGTTAACCTTTTCATCTAATAATAACACTTCAGTATCTTCTAAACTATTAATAAATTGAATTATAGATTTACTTGCTAAACGAAATAACTTATTTACGGACTTTTTTACAGAAGTAGGTTTTCCATATTTAACTGTACGTTGAGTAAAATTAATAAAGTATCCTATGCTAGATAACTTTGATGCTAAGAAGGCATTATCCTCACTGCTAAAAGATTTTATAATTACTTCAGGCTCTCTAAAAACAGGGTAAACCCATGTTCCCCTTCTATAACCGTCATTCCCTTTATTAACTGAGTAAAGAGAAAAATAAGTTTCATCTTCTAGTTTAATGTAGTTACCTTCAGATGCATTTCCTGCACCTACTTCTAAAAAGTGTTCTAGATTTTTAACAGTCTTATCATTAAGTGCGACTAGCTTATCAAGTTCCTTGATAGCTGCTAGTATTCTACTTTTTATAGCTGATTTAGTTTTATCAGTGTATTCTAACTGTTCTCTACTTAAAGTAACATCTAGCTCTCCTATCTCAAATTTTAATGCTATAGGCAGTGCAGAAAGAGCGCTAGCATTAAGGTGTTTTGATACATTATTAAAAGTAAGTTCTTTTATTTCTAAAACTGCGTCTTGTACTACAGATTCCATAATAGGGTAACACACTCTGCCTAAAGAAATTTCTAATTGATTGTTACCTGGCCTTACAATAAAATTATTAAAGTAGTATAGCCGATAATTATTATCTATAGAACATCCATAATAATTTACATTATCAAAATACTTTAGTTGATGTTGCAGCTCTGCAGTTAAAGTAGCTAGGTCTTCCTTTTTGAAATTTATTACTACTGATGTACCTATATCTGTACTGTCTTCAGTAAATATTAAATTAATCTGAGGGGCAACCTCACCTCTGCTTACTAAGTATTTATATTTTTTGTCTTCATGATGTGTAATCAGGTAAAAACTTTTAGCATAGCTTAAAGGAGTCTTAGCCCCAATACCCCAACCTCCTATTTGCTCGTTAGTGTTTCTTTTAGTCGATGCAAAGTATTGGGTATAGGTATTTTTAATTAAGTCAGGGGATAGGCCTTTGCCATAATCCTTAACAGTCAGTTCTAGAGAATCTGTTATTAACGTCTCTAGGTGTATCTCTACAGGCTTAACAGAGTTATTTTCTTGATTAGCATCTGCTGCATTAGAAACAATTTCCCTAACAATAGATCCTATCTTATTAGAATATAATGAATCCGTGAAAGACTTGAACATTAAAGACATTGCGTCTTCATTAAATTTAAAGTCTAAAGATTCAAGCACGTCAGAAGATTCTACTTCTGCGTCTGTTATTTTTTGTATTTCCATTTACCAGTTTATTATAAAGTCTACTCCATTATTTTTTAAGAGTATATCATTGGCTTTATCAAAACAATCATTAGATTGCCAAGTCCTTCCTTGATATGCTCCTGCTACAGGGTGTTCAGCTTCTAGTATATAATGCAAATTTTCATTTATACAGCTTTTATATGATTGAGCATGAGCTCCCCATAGCATAAAAATTAATCCTGAAGTAGAGTTTGATATTGATGTTATTGTGTTCTTCGTAAAGTTCTTCCAGAGATCAACATGAGATCCTGGTTTTCCTTTTTCTACAGTCAATGCTGTATTTAATAGTAGTACTCCCTGAGACGTCCAGTTAGATAAATTTTTATCTGTAAAGTAACCTTTATTAGGCGTCTCATTTAGTATGCGTTTTAAAGAAGGGCTAACGCCTTTCTTATCTGTAGAATTAGCAAAAGCTAATCCACATGCAGACTTACCATCATGATAAGGGTCTTGCCCTATTACTACAACTTTTAAGTTAGAATAATCAACTTCTTTAAATGCCCTAAACACATCTTTTTGATCAGGGCATAAATCTTTTGTTTTATAATAACTACCAATTGTAGAGATTAAGTCGTTTGTACTTTTATCATTCAATAAATCCTGGAGAACTCTTGCCCATTTCGGAGACAGTAATTTCGTCCAAAAATTCATGGGGACGAACTTGTCTTGGCCATAACTCTGCATATTCAATTATTTTTGATTTTAAATTCTTAATAGTAGAAGGGTTAATAGATTCTTTTTCTGGAGTGTATATGCTCCATAACTCCGCATCTTCTGCTAAAGTTATTTTCAAATCTCTCTCTATCTTTTCTCTCCTAGGAGATTCCCTTAGAAATATACTTTGAAGAAAAGGAACCATAATATCCATATCTCCAGGTACATAATCATAGCACAATGACTTGCTCTTATTAGGGTATTTACTGTACTTACCTTCTAAGAATAAATTATAAGCCTCTAGTTGATCTTCAGAAATAGAAAATACACTAACAGACATATAACCTTTCAATAAGTCATAAGTAAACCTAAAGTCATCATACGATTCTAGAGTATCCTGAAAAGCAGCTTGACCTTTATCCATAAAGTTAGAGTAGACAACACAGATTGAGTTAATCGGTGTATTTATACTTTCTTGATATAGATATGCATTAACAAACCTAGTTCCTATGTACTTTCCTTTAGTGTACTTTGATATTCCAAACAGTCTTTTAGGTATGCCCAGTAATGGAAATACGAATAAACTTGTATATGTAAATTTCATCATGTTAAATCATAATTGTGCCATTAGACTCTATAGTCTCTCTGGGATATTCATAAGTATTAGATTCATAAAATTCATAAAGCTCCATTAATTTAACCCAACCTGGTTGATAGTTATCATAATGATCTTTGTAACCATCTTTACCTTTACTTAAAGTCTCATCAGACATTTTAAATATTAATGGATGAGGCGTCCAAGGATCTACAGCTATAAATACAGGGTTAAGTTGCGTATATTCTTCGTAAAGAGGATTATTTGCAATCATAGACTCTACTAAGGAATAATAGAATGCGCCTTGTATATCATATCTAAAAGACCAGAAAGAAGAATTAAAAGAATAGTTATAATTGCCCATAGTTTTAAGGTCTGCAATCTGTACAGTCTTGTTGGCATGATCTACAATTAGTTTATCTAACTCACCTTTACATTTTATGCGCCCTTCATAATTAGACTCTAGTACTACAGAAGTATGAATAGTCTTTTCAGAGTTAGCAGATAGTAATTCTTTTACATAGTAATCAAACATAAGTTTGTCTACCATATTAGTGGCTTTACCCATAATATCCTCACTAACAACAACATGTTTTGTAGGATCTAGATTACCATTAGTCCCAAAGAAATCTTCTGCCTTAGCATCTAGTTCAGGGAATGCAGGCTTCTTAATTCCAGCTGCATCATAAATAGAGGATCTCTCAGAAGAGTCTGGCATCCTATCATAATCTATAGCAAATTGCCATATAGCTCCTATAAACTTACCTAGGTTAGTAGTCTTAGAAGGGAAAGTAACCGCTTTATATTTATCTGCGTTGCCGTTATACAAATCTTCTGTAAGATTTCCTAGTATAAAATGATCGGCAGTAGCATTTGATTCAGTAAAAAACGGTCCTTTAATTAATTTCTTCAGAAGACTTTGATTGACTCCTGGCATTTCTCGATAATTCTTCATGTTGTTTTCTTAAATTTTGTATAACAGTTATTGCAGTAGGTTCTTCTACCCCTGCATTTATAAGTTCCATATATCGTTTAGTCCATCCCATATGCTTTAATTTTTACGTTAATACTTCTATCGTCCATAGAATCACATTTTTCATATCTATAGGAGTTGCCTATTACATATTTAATGTTATCGTCTGGTACAATATTGTTAGATATAATTGTATCAAAAATGGCCTTTGTCCAAGGCCACGCTAAATTATCTATGTCCCAATTAGGAACATAATCATCCTTAGGAGGATTCCAAGATATTCCTTTAGATTTAGTCCTCCTTACAGTGCCATAATTAAGCGGCGCTTTAAATATCATCTCTGTTTCTATTCTGGAAAACACAATGTCTTTAGGAATGTAATGATCTATATAATCATGCATAACTCTAAAGACTTTATTTCTAATAATGTAATGTGTTCCTGAATAAAAAGTGTTACCTGATATTTTTACCCATTTATTTTTGGATATCTGTGCATGAGTAGGGAATCTAGGTAGGTTAATTTCTAATGCCTTGTGCATGCTGTGTTTGTTTTTAGTAAACTTTTTAATAAATTCTTGGCTAAGTGTTGCCCATGCTTTTTTACTAAGTCTGAGTAGTCTTTACTTTCATACTTAGAAGGTATTTCTATCTGAATGCAGTTAAATGCATTAGCTAAATTAGCACCATACTTCCTACCATTGTTTTGTTCGCTACTAAAGTCATTGTCATATAATATATATATGTTTTTAAATCTAGTCTTTAGTTCTTCTATGACCTGCTTCTTAGGCAATACGCTTTCTGATTGTAATGCTACCGCTGGGTAATCTGTAGTACTTATTATACTCATTACATCTTTTCTAGATGAAGTGATTATAAGTAAATCTCCAGTGTCAGGCATTTGTGTCCACCCTTCCCACACAGAATAATTATTATTATTCATAAACTTATACTCCTTACTAAAAGGTTGGTATATTTTATAGGTAGGGGTATCGTCTTTAAATTCTAAATAAGCATAACAGTTAGTTTTAGGATTAATAATATTGTTATTAATAAATATTAAATCTACTACCTTAACCATATACTTACTAAGAGTCTTAGGTGTTATGCCAAATAGACTCCAAAACTCTTTATCTTTTAAAGTGGGACTTTTACTCTTAATCTGTAGGTTAACTTTCTCTTTGTTGCTTATCTTTTCTATTTCTACTTTACTTATTGGCTTAATACTTGGCGACACGCCACTAGTAGTTACACCAAAGTCAATAGCTATTCTTTCTAAAGCTCCATTATAAGAAAGCCCATACATAATCTGTACCAGCGAAAAACAATCTCCTGACATACCATTTCCAAAGTCTTTAAATAAATACTTATTAGACTTAGAAGCATAAAAGACCGAAAAGGAGGGAATATTATCCCTCCTCAACGGACTATTTATGGGTCTTAATGAAAGAGCTTCCTTCCCTATATAAAAACTGTATATATCTAATTCAGATATAACTTTTAATATAGAGTCTTTGGTTAATCTTTCATCATATATGACAGAATTTAGATCCAATCGTCTTCTTTCAAAGCGCTGCTTGTAGCATCAGCTGCGGTATCATTAGAAGCAGTATCTGCTTGAGGTCTCTGCATAGTATCATATGGAGTTTCCTGCAAAGTGTCTGAGTTACTATTAGAAGAAATCATTGGCACAAAAGAACGAACCTTTATATACCCACTAACTTGTTTGCTTCCTACAGTGCCATAATTTGCAAATACAGAAAAAGTCTTACCTTTTGCTTTACCTGTAATTAACTCCATACACTTATCTAACATTTCTTCGTTAGAATTAAAAATAGGAATCTTTACATCTGGCCCTGCAATAGTCTTAACAAGATGCTTAAGAATCTTACCTTGTCTTTTTAGATTAGCCTCGTAATACATATTCGAGGGATCATCTACATAATAAAAAGACAAATCAGTGGATGCTCCACTTTCGTCAGTAGCGATCAACTTCCAATGTGGTAGCTTTCTAGTCTCTGCCTCATCTTTTGCTAACGTGGTTATTGTACAGTTGCTGCAAACACCTGCATTACCTCCATTAAAAATACTAACAGAACTACTTCCGTTGTCAAATTCATTACTATTTAAATCAATACTCATTACTTATAAAATTAAAAATTAAAAAAATTAAATGTGTTACTTACCAAGGAGCTAATTCCTCATTTGAATCTGCCTCTATCTCATTATCATAGGAATCCATAGATTCATTACTACTCCAAGAAGGCTTAGAAGTTTCTTCTTCTACTATTGCATCCTCGACTGTCTCAGATTGTTCTTGATTTGAGTTAATAAGTCTAATTGCCCAAGAATATGGAGCCATAGTTGAAATTATTTCTACATCTAGAACTACATCTTCAGCTATAGTCTCACCAAGATTTAGATACTCCTGTGTTATGTAGTTGTAAATTTTCTTATCTGCAATAGTCCTTAGTTGACGTCCTATTCTATTACTAAGCTTCTTACCAATAGTAGGTACAAAATAGATATCATTGATACCATCTTCTCCCATATCCACAGCTATGTTAAGCTCTACATTATTCTCAGAAAGTTGTAAATCACTACACAAAGCAGATGTAAAACCTATCTTACTTCGCTTTCCTTCTTCAGTTGCTTTTAATACAACTGCACTTTTTCCTTCATATTCATCAGAAGTCATTCCCCTTTTAACGGTAGGGATACCGATAATTAAATTACCCATAGTAAAAAATAAAAAATAAATAAAAATTAAATGTGAAAATATCCTCGTACTGCACTCAGTACTGTTTGTAAATTATTAGGAATAAATGTCTCTGTAATCATCTCCATAGATCTGGCGTTATAATAACTGTGCTTCCTTGTTATAAATTTATAACTATCAGGAGTAATCTCTCCAGAATCATTCTTGTCAATGTAAGTACACAACATAATGTCAAAATAACTTTCAGGCTTGAATTTCTCTGAAAGCATCTTACCACCTGGTACAAATATCTGAAACACCTCTTCTGAATCATTGTATTCTGCATGAAACTCCAATACTATAATAAGGTCATCTCTTAAACTATCTGATGCCAAGAAAAAAGCATTTAGACTAGCAGCAGCTAAGTCCCAAAATCTAGCAAATGCACCACCGCCTGAATTAGCCTTCATAAAAGACTCACTAGCTAGTATCTTACTAATATAATGAGTAAAGTCAGGAATAATAACAGTCTTAATATGAGGCATATAACTACTTATTACCTTTAAATTAGACTCTACACTCTTGATATCAGGCATTATTGCCCAGTTGCCTGGAATATGTTCCTTCTTTTGTACAAGTTCTTTCATGTCTACCATTGAAGGTAGCTTTTGTAAGGGTTTACCCTTATTATCTTTTAAGTAAGTAGCCTTAGCAGATGATGCCAAAATAACTACCTCCTCAGGATTCTCCAAGAAGCTTCTGGAATATGATTTACCAGTGTTTGGAGCACCCATAATACCGACTTTAATTGCCATTTGAGTATTTTAAAAGTTTATTATATAATTCTGGATTACTTATAAATTCTTGTGAGGGAGGTAACTCACGAAATAATCCATTTGCCCCCATAAAAAATAAGCCTAATGATAAGTTATCTTGACCGTCTCTGTTCTTTAAGATACTTAGTGATCTATAGTTTCTGTTCAGTCTTTTAATATCATAACCATTATGCTTTTCTATCCCATATCTAAAAGGATTAAACAAGGCAATAGAAGTATTAGCATCTTCTTGAGTAGAACCAGTGTCTTTAAAATCACTGAGCTGCGGCTCTAAAGAATCTAATCTTTTTCTATCCATACCTTCTATACCCCTATTAAACTGAGATACTACTACTGGACTTATGTTGAATAAGTTTCTAAATTGTACCAGCATTTTACTCAACCTGTCTATAGCCTCTTTCTTATTAGAATCCTTTGAGTTTTTATCTATTAGAGATATGTGATCAATAATTAATAAAACAATCTCATTAGGTTTGTGCGGGATATACTGTTGAATCATTTTGTTAGAGTTGCGGATAATTGTACCGTTCTTCTCTACATAATCTTTAACAGTCATCCATACATAATCAGGAGAGGCTGCAGAATAAAAGATAACATGATCAGATAGCATCTTTTCAAAGTAATCTCTGGTAGCAAATACTTTCTTAGCAACGTCTTTGTCTAGTAAAGACCTATCGCCTCTAGAAAATAAACTCTCAGAGTCAACTAATATATTATGGTCTTCGAATAACTTCCTACACACCATCTTGGCTATTTTCTGTAGGGGAGTAATCTCTATACTATAATATAGAATCTTGATACTAAAATCAGTTTCTTTTTCCGCTGTGATATACTTAATAGGGTTATACATATATGCAGAGTCTACTAGTGCAGTTTTACCTGTACCCGTAGCACCCCCTATCAAGTCATATCTACCTGGTTGAATGTTAGAAATATACTTAGAAAGCTTTTTAAAGCCCATAGGAAGGCCTCTATTCCTTCCTTGCATACCTAAGTTTATTTGGGCCTCTAATTGATCCCAGAGAGGCGTACTTAAATGCTTTGGATGTTCCATGCTCCGTCTGTTATTTGATTATTATCTAGCATTTCTATCTCTTCGCAGTAAGTAGCCAACTTAGAGTTCTCTACAGAAGAGCCCATAAAAGATTCGCTCTTATAAATAAAATAATCTGCTTGCTGCAAATAAGCATAGTCCCTACTAGTAGCGATGTATCTTTCTGCTGCGCTTAAAATTATTTCTTTATTGTAGCCAAACTCTTGTATAAACTTGTCCATCTTCTTAATACAGGCACTCTTAGTACCCATAGCCCCTGTCTTTTTGCCTCTAAATAATTCTCTATAAGAGTCTATCCACATGGAAGAAGATTCTACCTCTCCTAGTATAGCTTTTAGTTTAGATTTATTTAAAGTTAACTCTGACAGTTTTATAGAGTCACTATCAGTATTCAAGATGTATTTCATTTTGATTAACCCTCTAATATATTGAGGGTAAGTGTTTTGAAAATGTTTTTCTATCTCGTCATACTCAGAATTGTGTAAAAGATGGAGGATAAGTTGCCCAATAGGATGTAAATCCTTTTTTAGATCTATTAAAATTTTCATAAATTGTTTGAAGGTTACCCCGAATAACTTAAGTCTGCATTTCCTTGAGGGGTACACAAATCTAAGAAATTTTAGGAGGATTATTAGTATTATTCATAAGTAATTTTATGCGGGTTTGAAGTGCAGGTGTTATAGGAATGTGCCAAACATTATTTTTGGTTCTTTCATTAAAATTAACTTCAGCAACTCCATACTCAATTGGCTTATAATCAATATGATGGCCCCCTCCATTAAAAGCAAAGATTGAATTAACTTTAACCATTGCTTTAAAAGATAACCTTAAATTCCCTTTGTTCAAAACACAATCATAAATAGAATTATAAATCCCAAACTCTCCGTCCATAAAAGGTTTATGACTATAACTAGATTGCATAGTTAATTCACAATCTTTTATATGAAAACTTAACTCTTCTATACTCATTTTTCTATTAATCCAGTTGGAAATTAGTTGAGATATTGTTAGCTTTTTATATTTAATTTTCATAATTATACTCTTCTAAGTTTCCATAAAAAGAAATAGCCTGTGCAACACTATCTTCATATAGTGGTATCAATGACTTTAATGAATTTCTTTGGGATTTGGGAGAACGCATTTTCCGCGTATCTCTCGTCAATCGTTTTTTTCGCGATAAAGACATACATAATTGGATTTTTGGATCTAAAACTTCTACCTAACATTTGGATAGTACTCTTCTCCTGATTATCTAACTGTATAATATACCCTATGTCTATGTTCCTAAGATTCATAGACTCTCTAAGCATATTGACGGCAAATAAATGGTCGATTTCTAAGTTATTAAACTTAGTTATTACCTCTACTCTATTAGATTTACTGGAATGAATTGCATTCTCTCCTCCTATTAAATTACATTGTTCAATAGACCCTGTAAAACATACAAACCTCTTGTCGTAATTAAGATATTCTTTGACATGCCCTGTTTTTGCAGCAGCTAATAATCTTTTGCGCTGTGCTCCCAGTATTTTGGCAGTCTCTACGTTATCATTGAGCATACAACGATCAATCTTACTTGTCATTTTATTGTATGTAGCTCTTGCGTTACGAGATAGGTTTACTTTAATTTGATAAATAGTTGGCTCTGGTAAGATGCCATCTTCTATTGCCTTAGACATAGAAACAGTATATACTTTAAATTTTCCTAAAGAATATAAAAGTGATTTCTTGGTCAAGGGCATAGTTGCAGTCAAAGCCACTATTCTATTAATCTTTAAGGCTTTCAGCTTCTTAACTCTTGTAGAAGTTAATGCATGTGCCTCATCCAAAATTAGATTAAGTGACTCATCCTGCGGAAGTTTATGAAGTGAATCATAAGATATAAGAGTGACATCTGTGAAATCTACTTTCCACTTATCTGCCTCATCTTTCCAGGTAATCATGTGATTTAGTTCTTTACAAACCACTACCCACTTTGCATCTTTATGATACTCCATAATGTCTAATGCTGCTTTTGATTTACCTAATCCAGTAAACCATTCTAAGAATAAGAAAGGATTATCCTTACTTGCATTTAAAGCAATTTTTTGTTTCTCTGCTTTAGCTTGCATGGTACATCCATTTATTACCATACAATTGAATACCTAGTTTATCTTCTAGGTATTGTTGGTTGTAATTATTCTTAGGACATTCAGAGTGATATACTCTAGCGGCATCTACCCTGTTGGGGAAGCTTTTCATAAGATTCCATATTTGACCTTCTTTAAATTTGTGAAGGACATCTTTGGCGGTCATAGCTGCAGGATTTTTATCCTTATAAGACCAATCAAAGTCTTTTAGCTTTTTGTAGAGCTCTATTTTGAGCTTAGTTTGATCGTATTCCATTTTAATTATTATTTAATGAATCCATTGACTACTAATCATAGGAGTTGCATATAGTTTTACTGTTTTACAATACACAGAACCTGCGTCTTCCATACATTTCTTAAGTATTACTGCAAATTCTTCTGCCATATCTTTAGGACACTCTAGAAGGATCTCGTCATGTATTAGATTTACAATTTTAACTGTGAATAGTAGGTTTCTGTCTTTGATTACCTTGTAAAGCATAGCTGTGGCTAGTTTAGTTTGCTCACCTGCACACCCTTGGATAGGAAAGTTCATACTTTCTCGTTCCATAGATCCTTTTGTTTTGAAAAACTTAGAGACTTTTGATTTGAGTTCCTCATAATAAGGCCCATTGTTATTCTTCTGTTCTCTGTAGAAATCCCAAAATTCTTTTCTATCTACTTCATTAGATAACTCTAAGAATTGATCGAATTGATCTATAAATACTTTTCTACCGCTTACTTTACTTACTAAAATATATCCTCTGTCAAATGCAGCTTTTTTACCTATATCAAAATAAGTCTTAAGTGCAGGAAATGCCTGGAAGAATGCTTTCTCTACAGAAATACCTACTTCCTTAGAAACTCCAAGGTTTTTAGCAATAGTATCTCCAGTGCCTCCATAAGCAAGAGCAAAGTTTGCAGCCTTAGCATTCTGTCTAAGAGTCTTAAACTTTTTCTTGATGTCTTCCATAGGAGTGTCTCCTATCTCTTGAGGATACAAAGCCTTAGCAACAAAAGAATGTAGATCAGAAGCGCCTGAGTTATAAAATTCTATAAGCTTAGGCTCCATAGAAAAGTTAGCAAGGATAACAGACTCCTGTGAAGAGTAATCGCTATCAATAAACACATTACCTTCTTCAGGAATAAAACATTCTCTCTCATACAATTCCTTAGTCCTTTCAGAATCTTCAGGGACTGCTGGTATATTCTGTATGTTAGGAGAACTACTTATTCTACCTGTCTTAAGAATCTGATTGAATGAAGTATGTACTCTACCAGTAACCTCACTAACATTATTAATGAAGTTCCTACCATAAGTAGATACAACCTTAGAAGATTTAGTATAGTCTAAATATATCTTAACTAGATCAGATTTATCTTTCTGGGTTCTTATAACAGAATCTTCTATAGAATCTTTTAATTTACCAGTCACTTTATCTTTTACCTCTAGATTTAAACCTAGCTTCTTAAAGATGGGAATCAATTGCTTTTGGCTATTCCAATTAATCCTTGTCTTTATTTCATCAGAGAATAAATCTAATTGATTCTCGATATACTCAGGGTACTCATCCTCTCTAGATAAAATCCATTCATCTAGTTTAACAATATAACTCTGCATAACAGCGTCGTCTTCTTTGCATTTCTTTTCCCAATCTTCTAGGTTAAGATTAATGCCACACATTTCTGTGTAAGCTAACGATACTGCAAATAAATTCTCTAAAGAAATAGCTTTACCCAATTCCTGTTCTAGAGCTCTTTCTTTTTGCTTGGCTTTTATACCAGGCAATACCCTTACATCATCTGCAGCATATTTAATTACTGCATAAGTAAGTCCTTGTTTATGGATATCTCCCCGTATAGATTTATCTAAAGTCTCATTAAGGTATCTCATAGCCAGTTTATCTAAACCTTTGCGGTGATCTTTAATGCCATTATATAAGACTTGTTCTGCTAAGAACGTATCATATACTCTGTCAATAAATATCCCTTTAGCCATGAGAAACCTTAAATCGAACTTTGCATTCTGAAATAAAAACAATTTATCTTTATTATGTTCTATTACTTGTTTTAAGAAGTAATGGTTATGAGTATCAGATAAGTCTAAGACCACTTGATGTACCTCATTACCTAACTGCGCACTTAACATCTCACAACTGTAAGGGTCAAACCCTGTAGTCTCAGTGTCAACTGCTATCTCATCAAGAGAAGTGATAAAATCCCATGCGGTTTGTTTATCAGATAGTACGATTTCGGAGTTAGATTCTATTTCAATCTCTCTTTGATTAGTTAGGAAGTAAATCATAATAAATGAAATTTAATTTCATGCAATACAAAGGCAGCATGTGCTATAAAACTATATCTAGTCTTTTTTGCTACCAATAAATAATAATAGTTAGAATCTTTAATAATGGAAAGGAAGTATTTTATACGATTTTTCATATTCTCTTAATTCTTTAGGTGTTAAATCTTTAATTACATCATCATAACTAAGTTCTAAGTAATGCTTCCCGCTAAGTATTTCATAGTGAGGGTATTTCTTAATTCTGTTAGTTATCTTAGGAGTAGCATGCAATAAACTATTATTTATCTGCATACTAGTTATAGATGAGATTTGTCTATGAGACACATCATATCTTTGAGCTATCTTATGGAAAGGTTCTCCTTTTAGAAATTTAAGGTATACCTTAGTTCTTAAAGTCAAAGGCATTCTACCAAGAAGCTTGGTAATGATAAGATACTCCTGAGCTATTTGTATTCTGTAGGACTTCTGTAAGCACTTCTACAGTATGTTTAATATCATCAAAGTACCATTGATCATAGTTTTTAGATCCAAAGAAGAATCCCTCAGTAGTAGGCAATAGTTCTTTACATAGTTCTTCGTTTACTACCATATCTCCTAGCTCATATTTAGGAGTAAGCTTTGCCTCTTGTAACACTTTACCATTTTCAATAATTCCTTTTTTCAGAACCATTTCTTCTTGTAAAGTCTTACAGATATCTAGAAGCTCTTGTAATTGCTCTTCTGATACAAGAGATTCTTGACAGTTGTCATCTCCATTTTGAACGTTATCAACAAACCACTTATGAATAGAGTTAGCCTTTCTCCAATAACCAACTTGTTCTTCAATATTAGTTATCTTTTTAGTATCAATATGGGAAGCTTCAGGTCCCTCTATAGTAATAGAGTGTTTAGCCTCATCTTTCATATGATCCCAGTTCTGCACATAAGTGCGTTTGTATAAATACATGTCTAGTCCCATTTGTTTTTATTTTAATTGATTTAATGAATTTAAAATTTTATTAATGTCTTCTTCCGATGCATATTTACTCGCTTCCTTT